ACCTACTCTTACTGGATCTCCTCCACTGTAGTAGTCAAATCTATTATGTCCTGCTGGTGTAGTATATCCAGGTACTGTTGATCCTGGTACTGGTCCACCATTAGCAGCCATCATAACTTCTTGTGGTTGCTCCATGCCTTGACCTTCTTGTTGCTGTTGCATGATTGCTTGTACAAATTGTTCGAAAGTTAATTGTCCACCTTGGTTTTTATATTTTATAAATTCTGCCATAAGCATTTGTTCTATTTGTTCTTCTCCTGCACCACCACCATTAAGCAAACCAACTCTTCCACCTTCAGCTAAATAATAGTTTGGTTGGACATACTGTTTACCAGGCATGAAAGCTAATGTGCTTGCACCTGGATTTCTATAATGATCAATTGCCTGTGCTCTTATATTAGCAATACTTGAAGGGGTTTGTGTCCAATCTTCTTGAACTTCTTCTTCTTCATCACCACCCATTAAGAATGGTGCTGCTATAGCTGCTCCGCCTAAACCACCCAATAACATTTTACCATAACTAAATTTTGTGGGATCGTCTGCTCTTCTAAACATATCTCCAACACCACCCCAGAAACCTTTACCACTTCTTAATGCTCCAAGGCCTTTGTTAAACCAGCCTTTACCAAAAGCTCCACTACCTAAACCAAATTTATTAAGACCCCATAAGCCACCACCTATTAAAGCCATCTTACCTATAGGACTTTTAATAATTTTTTTAACAGCACGTTTAGCTTTTTTAAAAGCTTTTTTTATAAAGTAAGATTTAATACCAGTTCCATTAATGTCTTCGCCAGCACCACCTAAAGATTTTAATAGTTTAGCTTCGTCTTTATTAATATATGCTAAAGACTCTCCTGGAGGAGCCATTTTTTTAGCGTCTTCCAATGTTAAAATTCCGCCATTATTCATTAATTGTCTGGGTTCTTGCATTCTTGAAATTGCCATATTTTTACCTTAATCCTACGTTTTACTTTGTTTTACTTAACAAATCAAGGGCTGGCATCTTAACTACTACGTCCTGAGCCATGTCCTCGTTCTTATACCCCTTGGCTTCCCAGTCTTTTCTATCCTTAAAAACCTCGCCATTTTCCTTGTGTCTATAAGTTATCTCTACTTCTGCATTTTTAATTTCCATTAGTCTGTTCTCTCCTTTTTAATATTAAGATAACTGATGGCAATATCTACTCCATCACTTACTGTTCCTACTGTACTGTATTTTAAAACCGTTCCCCCCTCTACTATGAGCGGCAAACTAATTAATTCCACGCTTGTATTCGTAGCTAATTGTTGGGTGTGTGTTATAAAAAAAGCATTGTCGGTTATACTAATTGTAGGAGTATTAGACCCTGATTTATTGGTAATCCTTATTGATTTTACAATAACTGTTTCGTTCTCACCGGGTGATAATAAAGCTACATTTGAGTCTGCAGACGTCGTGCTTTTCCCATAAAACTTATATTCGTTTACTACTGCCATTATGAATCCAAAAAGAAACTTTTAGCTTCTATCTCCTGTTTAACTTCATCCTGAAACGAAGAGTTTAATTTTGTTATTACACCGTCAAGGTC